GTAAACAGTTTTGCACGCCCGGGCGACGGCGGCGGCATCGGACTTGTCCGGTGGCGTCCCAGTCCGCTCGGCTGCGGAACGACTTGTCGTTGTTAACGACAAGACGAAGGCTCTGGATCGTTCTTCGGTATTTCCGAAGTTTACGAGCTGGAGCCAGGAGTAACGCGTCATCGCCGTTCACTGTTGCCGCCTCGGGATTTATCCCGGCGCGAATCAGTGAATAGTCGTTGACAAGAGACAACAAGCACCAAGATGGGCCTAAGCCCATAAAGGCACCGCATGTGCTCTCGCCATGCGAAACTTCTTCTCCGCGCTCGCCGGTAACGACGTTGTGCGGCCCGGTGATGATCTTCGCCGCCTCCACAAGGAGGTCAGGCGCACCGAGGCCGCGCAGAAACGCAACCGTGCCCGCTTGAGCCACATCAGTTTTGATGTGATCCGTGGCCTTTGATAGGTCTGTGCTTTCTAAGCACATAGGATCCACAGAACCAGTGTCCGGGGTCGTGAGACGGACGAGGCTCCCCGAAAGGAGAGCCTTGTTAGTCTTCACGGTACGCAACCCACTCAGCATAAACCCGGTCACCGCTCGAGCGGCCAGCACCTCCGTCGTGGAGTGTACTGTTGCACAACGAACACCGCCAACTGCGCTAGTGAAGGTCGAGACGCGTGCGACAGGAATCGCGCCACCGTCCTTCTGGCTCGCGACAAGATCGCGACACGCAGCAGTTGCCGCCAGCACGGGTGGCAGCTCACCGAGGTCACGTTCCGCTTTGGGCGTAGGAACGAAACGACGGAACAACCCCAGAGCCTCGGAAAATCCTTGGCTCTCGTAGCACCAGAACCCGCCATCGAGTCCAGTGAAAGTTCGCGTCAAGGTGACGTCAGCGAGCTTTCGAGCCACTGGCCGTGTGCAGCCCGAAACGGGCTCGCCCCACGGAAAGATAGCGGGAGGTGCTTCTTCTGGGAGAAGGGTGGTCCCTGTTGCACGAAGCACAGGGTCCTCCTCACTGGCCGGCCGGCCAAGCGCGAGAAAGGCAGACCGCAGACGCATTTCAGCGAATTGGAACATTAGTTCCCTGCGGCGCGCCTCCTCGCGCGGTTCATCCTCCGTCGGGAGGTCGAGAACCGCCGGCACGGTACTACCGTCGGAACGGAGGGAGCTCCCGGGCTCCGCTTCGGGCGCACCAACCCATCGAGGGTTGAGCAGCCATGGTCTAGCTCGGATCCTCGCCACCCAAGCAAGCGCCTCCGCCAAGCACTCGTCACTTCGTCGCCGGTAAATCCGGAGGCGAAGTTTCAGTGCGAGGAGGAGAGTCGCTGCTTGTCGGTGCGACGAGTTGAAGTTGTGGTGCTTTTGCGTCCACTCCTTCACGTCACCGATCTGACCACCATGCTGCCGCCCCCGACCCACCGTAGCCTTGCAGGCCGGTGGCGGAGCTGAGACGAGCTCCGGGTGCGCAACGTTCCTGCGCGACCGCCCAAGACCATAGCAGAAGTGCTCATAATCTACGAGCACTCCGGTCTTAAGGGCGGCCGCCGGCGAGATGAGCCGCTTCACCGCCGCATCCAAACTTTTGGAGAGCATGGCCGGAGTGGCCTGCTCAGCGAGACCCCTGGCAGCGGTGGACGCCAGGAATAAGGAATGCGGGGTGGCGCCGAGCAGTGGGCAGGGTATTGCTCGGCAGTCGTCACGGGCGCGACGACGAATCGCCTCTAGCAAAAGTGCGTGCGGCCCGCGCGCATGGGCTCTGTTCTTGCGTCGGGGAACATTCAGCACTTTTGCTGTCTCTTCGTGCGTCCTCCCGAGGATAGCACGCTCGCGGCACCGATCGAGAAAGCTACGCACACCGGCGGGACCCTGGAACACCAGGGCGTGCAATAGCTTTCCGAGCCCGTTCCACCACGTGGCAACGGGATTCGGTCCGCGGGAGAGGCGACGACCACCACGCGAACGTGGTGGGCGGCCCATGGCAAGTTCCCACGCAGCGACGAGCGTGGGCACATTGTCTCGAAGATCCACCCAACGCCTTCGGACGGCAGCGGACATTATGTGCCGCTTCACGCCGACCGAGGCATCCCTCATCGCAAAAATCGCAGGTCCCCGAGCGGCTGAATCGTCGAGGAGGACGACAGCGCACCGGAGGGCCTGCAACTTACCCGGGGGCGTCGTAACGGAGGTTACGCACGCCCACCCAGCCATGATTTCTATCGCGGTCTGGGGGGATAAGTGTTCTCTGGACGTATTGAGATGGGCGTTCGGAGAGGTGACTTCGTGGACAGCAAGAGTTGGTGCTGTCTGGGATTCGGG